ACTTGACTAGGAAAAGCACTATTGGTATTAGTATATATATTCATTAATTTATAATTTTTGATAAAGTTCCTTTGTTATTGTATCTTTTTATACCTAAATCAACCGGTTTTAATTTAGTTTTACTAACAGGCGCATATCTATGTTTATTACAAGCCATCAAAGCTAGACCAGAACTAATAGATGCATCATGTGTTGTTCTGTTGTTTATATTAAACCTAGACCAGTCTTCTAGAGTTCGTTGAAAATACATATCACCATACCCTGTTTCTTTTAAACCTACGTATGTTTCTATATATGTTTCTATAGCTGAAGCGTGAGCTTGTTTTATATCTTCACTAGAGTTAGGTATTCCACCAATCTCTCTTTCTGTTACAGATAATTTATTTCTTTTTTTATCAGGTCTATTCATTGCAAAACCTCTATAACCTCTACGTTTAAAGTAATACAATAATCTAGGTTTATTATTTTCTGCTAGTATTGGCATACCATAAAATACACAAGCCATAAGTACATCTTCAAAAAATATTTCAGCGGTTTGTGGACGAGCGATATATTCTAGGAAAAAATGATTTGGAGGTACTTCCTCCATACTAAATTTAGTTAAGCCATGTAAAGATCCGTTAGAACCTCGTTTATCCACTGTACCTGATATATCATATGGATCACATCCAAAAGCACCACAATGCTCATTACCTGGATAACTAACACCATTTTTTAAATATCTTTTATTTTGTAATTGCAATGGTGGAACCCATGTTATATAGAATCTACCTTGTTTGCTTGGCGCAAATATTACTCTAGTATCTTTTTCACTATTTTCCCATTGAAAGTTTCCTTGCGTAACTGAGAGTGAATTTTTTAAATCTTCATTAAAATCTATCTGTTGATAGATCTTAGTTAGATTAAATAAAGATTGTTTTGATTCGTCTCTAAAAGCGTGTTTAGTTGTACGAGGAAACTGTCTGTAAAATTCATTTAAACCATCTTGATCGTCTTTAAGACCTTCTACCTCATTCTGCCAATATTCAATGACTCCAATTTTGATTGGTATTCCATGAGGTCCAAACACTTTTTCTGATGGAGTTTCGAAGACAGGGTAGCCATAAGAATCAATGTATCCTTCGTAATTCCATTCCATAGGAATGAACAAAGAATAGAGTCCTGAGCGTGTCTGTCCATTTGCGTTTCTTTTTGTAACATCTGAGTCATCATATAATTTTTTAAAATTTCTACCACCTTTGTCTAAAGAGTTTGATGTTGATCCCATCATACACTTGCCAATAACTCTAGAACCTAACCTTAATGTTGTTTTAGTAACACGCCAATTATTTTGTATATCATTAGGTCTTTCCCATTTACCACTTTCATCGTGTACTAATAACCTTAGTTTTTCACCATCATAAGCATTGTCCCCAGTGTTTTTCCAATCAATAGTTGTATCAAGCCCTGCAAGGTCTTCTGGCTTATCTGTAGATACTATAGATCTTCTTGTAAATTTAGAAGCTGGTACTCTATAAGCTAATTCTGTTTTAGGCCTATCCATACCATCTTGTATTGGTTTAAAGAAAAAAGGATAATTAACTGATATTGGTACTACTTTATCTGTAAACATTTTTTTAGCATCAGCACCTGACTTTGATAGTATACCAAAACGCGCGTCAGTAGATATTGTAGCCATATTAACAGTTTCGCCTGAGGCCATAAATGAAAATCCAGAACGTCTGTTTTTTAAATAACACATACCATAACTTCTATCATCAGCTCTGCACGCTTCCCAGAATATAAAAAATAATCTATTTGATTCGCGAAAATCTGGTTGGCCAACATCAATTTTTGACCATTGTAGATACATGTAATGAGTGCCAGTTATAAATATAGGTTTATCTTTGTTTATATACCAAAAACCTTCTTCACGTCTTTTAAACTCTAAATCAATATAGTCATACCATTTTTCTTTAAAATCATCTGGATATTCTCTCCAGTCAAAGACTGTTTTTATTTTACTTAATACTTTAGGATAATTAAATCTAGTCCATTTGTTTTCTTTAAATACATATGCATTGTCTTCTAAAGGTAAAGCTATTTTAAGATTTTGTATTTCGTAAATATCACCAATTTGCCCAGTCTTAGATATAACAACTATGTCATAGTCTTCGTTATATCCATATTCCCATTTTTTATACCTATTCATTCGTTTAAGAACTTTAGGTTTTATATGGTCTTTTATTATTTTATATAAAGTTTGCTTATACATTACTTAGATCTTCCTTCAGCAAAACCACGAAACGTAGTTTCTTTTTTAACTTCTTTAGGTTTTTCGTCTAACATGTTTTGTTCTTCTATAATACGATTATGTATTTCAAAAGCATCAAATATAGCTAGCTTTTTTGTAGCAGCAGCATTTTTAAGTCTGTCAGCTGATATATCATCACTCGAATCTATAATAGCTTCTTTAGCCACTTTAATAAGCTCCTCAACTGCTCTGTGCCCAGCTTGGATTATATTCTTCTTCGTTTCCTTGGTGTTCATATTTTATAACAATATCATTTGATTTCATACAATATAATCGTTCGTTTTCAACTAAAAATTCCCATTCACCGTTAGGTGTATAACCTACTAAGTCTCCCTGGTTAATTTTAAGTGCTTCTAACGAACTATTGCTATATTTTAATATACCAATAAGCTTTTTTTCTTTATTAAGTGTTAGATCGTTTTTATCTTTTAAAGGTTTAATAAAACATCTATCACCAAAAGTATTCCAACCGTCTTCGTTTTTATATAAATAAATTTGATCAATAGAACAAAAATAAAGATTATCTTTAAAATAAGACCTACTCTTTTTCTTTTGTCCTTTCATATCATAAAAAGTTCTAAATACGTTTTGATGTATAACTACTATATCACCTACTTTTATTTTAGAATTAAAAGCTAAAGGAGTTTCTACCACTTTAGCTAATCTATTTACAAATTTCCAGTTTTCTATCTTGGTATTAACAACAATGTTTTTACCACCCATTTTAACTGTGTTACTATACTTATCCCCTAAAGGTTGTACAATAAAATCGTATATACTTTTCATTAATATTCTAAATCATACTCAACAGATATAGCCATGTTAGAATTAAACTTCTTCCATGGTAATACTTCGTTGTTTTTCTTTATATGAATATTATAAGAATTGTCAGACTCTTCGTGTAAAATATAAGCTATTTCATGACCACCGTAAACTTGTTGACCAATAGAGTAATGCATAGCTTCATTTTTATAATCAGATCCAATGCTAATTTTTCTTATATTATTTTGCATTTTCTTTTTCAATATCCGTGTAACTACCGTCTTCAAGATTAATATTTATCTGACCGTATTGTTGTTCTAATTCTTTTTTAGTAGCGTCAATTTCTTCAGATACTTTTTTGATTTGGCTATGTACGTTTTGTTTTTGAACGTCTAAAACTCCAATAGATCTTAAAAACTCACTTAGTTTAGTTTGTTGTTCTGTTACAGTTTTCAACTGTTCTTCTGTAATAACTTTTTTTGCTTCTTCCATTATTTAATTTAATTAGATTTAATTGTTTACTTATTTATATAATCACTTATTTTATAGTGATTTACCCTAATGATGATTCTCTTCCTGCCACTAACAATGTAGCGCTAGTATTTGTGCTTAACACATAGTCAACATATATAGGTACAATATCTCCTGCGTCTAATCCAGAAAACACAACTCCATCTCCTACTACGGGATTTGCTGTTCCTGCAGGGATAACGTTAACATCACCACCACCACCAACATATATTAATGATCCAGCTAAAAAAGTTCCTAACGTACCTGTTTGATTCATAAATTCCCATGCTGGTAAAGGGTTTATTGTATCATCTTTTGTTATACTTATTGCTCTACTAAAATTACCCATTTTTTTTATTTATTACTTATTGATTTAAATTTTTCTGCACCACGTGAACCAAAATAGGCTACATATACCGTGATTAATAATGATTTTAAAAGATCAACCCACCCTGAGTCCACCTCAAATGAATCACCTATACTATCTGAAAATATTAACAACACCATTGATACTGTTAAAAATATTAATGTAAGAGGGCGTGTGTTTTTAGAAAGCCATGAATCACTTTTCATATCACTATCCCATCGTTTTGAGATTTCTTGCATCTCAACCATGTCTTGCTCTAAAAGTTTAAGAGCTTTTTCTTTATCCTCTGCTGGTAACACAGGGTCTTTGTGTATTAAATTCTTTATTAAACCAAAAACCCCAGCATCAGGTAGTACGTCACCAGCTAGGTCTAATATTCCAGGAGCAGTTTTGCTTAAAAACTTTCCTACTTTAGTTTGGTTAAATTTTTTTTTACTCATTATCCTTTTTTATATGCTTCAGCTTCCCATGGTAGATTTTTAGCACCTTCTTCCATATCAGCTCTTGAGTAAGTTTTACCTTTCCAATAAACGTTTTCACTATCATAATCTAAGTCACCTCTTTCCATTTGGTCTAAGTGTACCTTTTCATGACTAACTACATCGTCTACATCTTTTGGATCTAAGTTTATGTTTAAAACTATAGAACCATTGTTGTTAGCTTTACCCATAACACCTTCTTCCATATTTACTCTATATATAGGAGTATTATCACGCTCGTACGGTGGATTATTAAGTTTAAAAGCCATATTATTTTTT